CGCAACTGATTGTTAAACTCACTTCATCTTCTCTTCGTCTTTACCTGTAAATGTCCGTTGAAACCCTATAGGCTTTGACCAGTCGTAACCAGCCGTGCCGTATGAGTTGTGCCGTGTATCAACTGTATGATGAAAATATACGCTACGCACCGTATTATGTCAAGTGGACAACTTTTGCTTTTCGCTTGGCCCATGCTTCAATCGCAACTTTTCTATTTTTCTCTGAAATCTTTGCACGATATTTAGGATCTTTCATGAGTTCCGCACGAACTTTTGCGGATTCCTTTGCCATATCACTAGCGGTCATCAACTTTTTTTTCTTCATAATTTATAGGTTACCAGACATTAAACATCCGAAATAAGCAATGGCGCAAGAATCAGTCTTTCCATCATGTGCTTTTTTCGCACGTGTGGATTTACGCCAATCTGTCTTTGGAAAAAGTTCTTCGCACCACTTAACAGATCTCTTCAAAAGAGAAACAGAACATCTGCCAAAGACAGCTCGCATCCAAACTTGTGGATACGTATAGATGAGAGCGAATCCTTTTGCGCTCACGATACCGGAGAGGATGCCTGCACCCTCTCCGAATCGGAACATCGATACAACGCCTTGCCCGGGCATTGCATTTACTTTTTCAATAAAGACGAATGAGGCATTTATATGCCTATCGAGAAAACTGCATACGGATTCCGTATCAATCTCTTTTCTCGTCTTCTTTTTATACGGAACGTCTTTCGTTGGCATCGCAATAGATTCCACAAGCAGCACTTTGCCATTCATAGATTCTAAGCAGGTAATTCCTCCATTCAGACCAGGATCAATGCCAATGATTTTCATACTAGGCTTGCGGAGCTTCTTCCTCAGTTCCGGGAATCACTGGAACATTGGACGGATCATAGAACAGAATAGATTCAAATGGATCATCCGATGTGATCTCTTCCGTTTGGGAGCCCTTTTCTTCAAACCATTCATCTATGATTGATTTGTCATTTGAGAATGCAAGCGTTTCGGCGAATGCGGTTTCATTTTCATTGAACCGAACGAGAAGGTTCGGATCAACATCTGGGAATACGTACCATTCGGTTCCAGCTTTAGCCATGAATGTATCCTGCTTCTGAACATAGACAAAACGTACCGTCGGAACTTTCGCAAAGAATTTCTTTCGAAGTTCAAGCGGAATGTTCATGAACTCACGATTGCAGAATGAAACAGATCCGTCTTCCAATACTGTTCGCTCGCTTAATTGTGGTGATTGAAACAGCACGAAGAAACGATGACCCTTCTTGTACTTTAGCGAGTCCTCTTGTAGCTCGTAGATGGTGATTGGTGTATACATAGTGCTAAAATGATACACGATACGGTGCGTTTCGTCAAGGTGAAACGCTACTCACTTTCAACGATTTTTTTGAATCGTTTTTCCGGCATATCGCCGAAGATATTTACATCGTTGATGTACACAAAAATACCTTTTTCTTTTCCTTCCGCTTTACGCATAAGGCGACCTCGGATCTGTTTGATAAGGAGCTCATTATCTCCAACTGGTGACGCGAGAATGATGTGTGTGAGATCAGATATTGAAATACCGGTAGATAAACAAGAGATCGTTCCAAAGATTGCTCGGACAGATGAGTCACGCATTTTTTCAAGTAGATCATTTGAATGTTCCTTTGTTTCTTTCCCAGTGATGACGCCACTCGGTTCTTTCAGAAGATTCGACATAACGTATGAAGGTTCCGTAAACCGCGAAAGAATGAATACCTTGTGCTTCGGATCTTGCGCTAAAATAATTTCAATGAACTTTACTATTTTACGCATACGCTCGGAAGACTTATGCAACGCGATGTTAATCTTCGTCCATCGATCACGACTATTTAGATCATCTACGTCTTCATAGATATCTGTTTCGATACGATGAATCAAAGGGATAACATCTGAAATGCGATTAAGTCCCAAAAGATCTTCTTTCGTCGTGCGCGCGATTACCTGACCGAATGAGGAGGAAATCAAAAAATCCATCTTATCTTTCCTTTTTAGCGTTCCGCTAAATCCATACCGATACTTACACGGCATACAGTTCACAATAAACTGAACCGTTGGCGCGGAAGATATATGACATTCGTCGAAGATGATCATCCCAATCTGCTTAAATGCCTCTTTATCACGTTCAAGGATTCTTTTTAATGACTGATCCGTCACTAGAAAAATATCCGCCTTGGATAACCTTGATGATGCAGTGATGGATTGAATCGTAGCTGTCGGCAACCACGCCCTCAGATCTCCTTCTATTTGAGAGAGAAGAATCTTACGATTTGTACAGATAACCGTTTTTACTCCTTTATCTGAAATCGTTTTTGCGATGATGGCCGTTTTACCGGAAGAAGTTTCAGCATGAACGATCCCCTGTTTCTTTTTTTGAATGGCCTCAAGGGCTTTTACCTGAAAAATATCAAGAGAAAAATCATTATTCAGATACGGAAGATCACACGATTCTCCGGCGTTTGTATTATCTTGAATAATAGGATCTTGAAGGCATCCAATGACTGTCTGATAATCTCCACGAGAGCATATAAGAGCACCTTCATCTTTCTTTCTATACGTTGAAATCTCTTTAGGGACATTTCCTACAAAAAGACCCATGCGCTTCTTTAAGAAGTACGCCGGATTTGGATGTGTCAACGCTTCATGGATAGAATGTTCTTCTGGCGGAGTAGCCCCATCTATTCGTAAAACGGAAGTGATCGTGACATGTGCCATGCGATGCCCCAGAGACAGGTGTCCTCTTCTCCAAGAGTCCTTCCTGATCCGAAGCATCGCGCGAAACATGTCAATAAGAAGCCGTTTCGCTGATGATGATATCTTCCACGTTAATTCGCCTGATCGTAGAGTCACCTTTAAGAGTTGCCATAACGGTTCCATTCGAGTACTGAGGAAAGTTTGAAATCTTACCGCGCTTTCTCGTTTGAGTATGAAGGAATGATATACCGGATACCGTATTCCAATCCCTCGTTTCAGGATGATAGATAAACTCATTAACCTTTCTTTTAAGTTCTATATCAACATCGAAGAGTCTCTTTTTAAGTTTCTGACGGCCCGAATAAGGAGTATTCACGATCATGGCATTGAGCCCTGAACGCATCTTGATAAGGAATGAGATTGTTTGATTTTGGAGCATATTATTATCCTTCGTGAATACGAACTACATATTTACATATTTTGCATTTTATGACAGTGATGTATTTTCCTGATCCAACCATGAATTCATCACAACCACATTTCTTACACTGTACTTTTTTTATATCACGCTCACGCCAATGCGCTACGATATCAGATTCTAGTTCACTATCATAAAGAAATTCTATTTTTTTATAATTTGATTCAAACATTTCGTTTTCTTCAAAAAAATCTTTCATATCATTTTTTAGAACTTTTACGTTTTGCATAGTGCTTTTTTGCAGCCTCGGATCTGATTTTAGAGATCTCCTTAGCGCGCTTCTCATTGATGTTTAGCATAAAGTTTGGAGTCCAAGGCTTTCCGTTATCTTCATGGTTCAATCCATAATACAAAACTGGATCGGTGATCTTTGCGATGTTTTGCGCACAAGGGAAAATAGGAGTGCCACGTCCTTTGATCTTAATATCCAACATACGAAGGATCTTGAAGAATGGCCTGTACGTGAGCGCCCGACGTGACGGTTTTACGATACTTAGATAATGGACATACATGGAATGAAGCTCGAACACGCGGATATGAGCCAGATCATCTTCTGTGCGTCCTATGGATGATTTGAGAGCATTTCTCACGTAATCAATATCTTTTAGGTCAATGGTATTTTTCAATCTTGGCATATAATTAGAATGGGGTTACTGCTTGAGTTATGCGATATTTTTGACGGAATCCAAGGATGCTACGATCAAATTCTTTCCCTACAATCTCAACATCTTTTGTATTCATCGCGCCGAATGATCCAATTTCATTTGAGAACTGCACTCTGCTCTTTCGCATATATCCGCTTACGTGACAATACTCGACGTACTGATCGTACATATTATCGATCTTCATCTCGGAAGCTTGGAATGGTTCATTCGGTGTACGTGGGACGGGCGTATATCGACTTCTCAGGAACTCGACAAGAGGGGAGTTCTGTTGCTGGAAGAGATCGAGCATCTTATTCGTTTTCGGTGTCTCTGAGAATCCACCATTTTGAAGAAGGTCACGAAGGCCAAGGAGCATCCATTCGAATATCCCGTCCTTCTCCTGTGCAAGTTTTACTGCGAGCTTCACATCAATGGCCTCTTTTGGAATCTTCACGTGCCACGGGACAACGATTAGACGGCGATAGAGAGCGAATGAACTGTCACGGATCTTCGGAAAAGGATTGACGGCGAAGAATAGTTTCGCAAAAGGCATGAAGTCTACGGATGATCGATTCTTTCGATCCGTTCCGATCGGATTGCCAGAAGAAATCTTCTTGAAGATATCTGATTCAAAATAATTTTCCTTTACCTCTTCGACGAAGTTTGCCATCTTTCCCATGATTCCTATGACTCCAAACTGTGAATTTAGGACTTCCATACCAAGGTTCGATACGTTTGAATCACCTAGAACGGATCGTAGGACGGATAAAAAGACGCTCTTTCCGTTGTTTCCATCCCCCTGAAAGATAAACGCCTTCTCAAAACGACAGTCCTTCATGAGCGTATACCCTGCAATCTGAGCAAGTAGCCGAATAAGATCTTTATCTCCATCCATGACCTCGTTCAGAAACCTTCGGAATCTCGGGCAGTTCGGTATTTCATTATTCTCTCCACCAAAGCCGTTAAACGTCACATCAAGCTTATTCGTCGAATAGATCTCTGGCGAATGATCGTAGACTTTGAAATCTTTTAGATCTATAACGCCATTTTTGATGACGAGGAATCGTTTTGAGGAGTTCATCTTGTCAGCCGGGACGCGCACGGACGGCGTGGAACGGATACAAAGAATCTTATCTCTCACCTTTGAACACTTCTTAAAGGCGTGCATTTTATCCTTATCGAGTTCCTGAACAATCCGCGCTTCTATTTCCTCGTCAGATCGCATGAGATAAACACCTTCTTCATACTCGTAGAATCCGACATTTGGGACATAGTAGAGATTCGGATACCGATCAAGTATAATACGTTCATATGTGTTGAACATCTTATTGGCGATCTCAGCAAAATCATCCCTCTCTTTTTTCTCCTTCTTCTTCTTAATCGTTTCGTTGAGAACGATAGCATCCTCATCTCCTTCCTTCGCGCGTTTCTCGATCATCTCTTCCGCAACGATTTCATTTTCCGTTTCCTCCTGTCCCTTGTCTCGATTTGTTTTTTGGTATGCGCTCCATGCGGATCTTACTTTTATTTTTTCTGATTCGGATACATGCTTTGAAAAAAGGGGGTTGTTCCATCCAAAATCAGGACATACTAAACGCTTATAGACGGACTTGATGACGGATCTGATCTCATACTGACTCAGATTATTGTATCCATCGGCGAAGATGGCTAAGGTATCCGGTTCGGAATATCCGGCTTTTCGGTACAATGATCCAGCGATGAAGAGAGAATTGTTACGCTCGCCCTCAGGGATTCCTTCTTTTCGGCAGATGGATTTCGTAGAATCGCGCTCGAGAATTGGGAAGTGCTTATCAAGAAAATTAATGACTTCTTTGGACTCAGCTCCGCTCATCGCTTCTTCAAATCTCGGATTCTCTTCAACGAGATGAGCGAAGTTTTTAGCAAGATTTCCACCAGACAAGAAATACTTCGTTAATTGATCGAATGAATAGAGGTCTTTCGTATCATCGTGTACGATCTTGCAAAGGAATGGGGCCGTCGGATTTTTACGATGTAAAAAACCGGGAACGCGCAAAACGCGCGTGATATCTTTCGCACCCATGTCACCCTGAAAGCGCTCGATGATTGCCGACAATGTGTCCGTGTATGTCGTGATCACGTTTCTAATCTTCGCTTCATTTGGGGAGTTATCTTCATTTTTGAAATCTGTAAGATAGATTGGATCGTGGAATAACCAATACACATGATATCCATTCTTCGTCTCGACCATATAGTTCGGTCTTAGAACGGATGGATCGGTAACGTCGCCAAAGATATCTTGAATCACATCAGACTTGAATTGTCTGATGTTGTTTGCGTTCGGATGTTGATCTTTTGGAAAATCAATATCAACGAAGAAAGCGTTCAGATTCGTCAGCTTCTCGATCTTGCGTTCATTGCCGGCGAAACCATTCACGGAAAAGAAAACGCCGTATCCATTTTTTGATAAGAGCGGATTCGGGTCTGCTTTTTTATGGATGACCGGATGCGTTTTATCGTAATCGTGAATGTACGTTGTGATGTGATTCGGAAAATGCAATAAAAAAGACTGCCACGGGTATTCTGCGGGCTGAGTATCTTCGGACGGTATACGTTCCGAGATTTCTACGGATTCATCCGTAGATTGATTTGGAGAAGAGGACATGAGAGAAAGGACTTACAAGCTTTGAAATAAAGATACACAAAAAGGCGTACCGTGTCAAGGGTACGCCTTTTTGTGTATCTTTTTCAATCGTTTCTGCGGGCTAAGCCTCGTCTGCGGGCTAATCTACACGCTTACAGTCATACGTCACGGATTCAACGAACGTCGCGCCCCATCGCTTCATCTCTGAAAGAATAGCTGATTTTCCACCGTCAACATGAATGCGGATAGCCCCCGGAGCAATAATCACCGCTCCACGGATACGGGACATGGTTGTTCCGTCCTCGTCGCGTTGTCTCGCGCGAAGGATAGCCTGATGTAGTGCTCTCGTTGCTTGATATGGCATAGATAGGTCATTAGATATTGTCGTCCTCTACGGGGTCGTTTTGCCCCGTTATCGGGTTCGTCCATTCGTAAAGCATTTGATCAAGGTCTTTGATAAGTCCCTCGAAACGTAAAAGCATTTTAGGCATAAAATTACCAACTTTTCATTAAAGCTATGATGAAAAATAGTAGAACGAATATGCCCAAAGTAATAGACGTACCGCTAAAACTCCACGAATGAAATGTTTGAACTTCTCCCGTGCATGAGTTTGTTATAATTTTTGTATCATCACAATAAAACACGCTAGGACGTGAGGAACACCACAGCTCGGAAACGTTTGCTGTGCATTGCCCTACGTTTCCCTCAAGAGATGGTGAAGTAGCTATAATACTCGTTTGCATAAAATTAGGATATGTTAGCGCCTGACTAATGTCTGGCGTCCACGGATACGCCCAAGCGAAGCGCTAAGGCGTACGGCGTGGTTATTTGCAAAGCTCCATTTCGCTATAGTTTCCCTGCGTTGACCAGTCGCCATATTCAGCGAATAAGCTAGTCGCACGCTGATAGCAGTCATCACTAATGAATTGATCACGCGCAGGAGCTCGTAGGGTCTCTGGAGCGTTTTTCTGTAAATCATTATATCGTGCTTTTGCCTGATTTATATATTCATTATCGTATCCGCGAAGTCGATAAGACGAAATCATGAGAAGGACTGAAACGATGATAAGAAGGATTGAGTTGATTGTTGGGTGCATATTTCCCCCGTATGGTTATCACGGGGAACCGTGAACGTCCACGATATAGAATCATGGACGCGGAACGGATCAAACTTCTTCGCTTGCTTCGTCATTTTTGTACTGATCTACAGCGTCTTCAATGACATTTGATAGGTCGTCATTGCCTGAAAGGTTCGCGCCGATCTCGTCCGCAATCGTTTGCATGTCGCTGTCGCTGATCTTCGAAGGATCATCTATGAACGCTTCGAGGTCATGGCGTGAGATTGAGAGGGCTACGAATTCTTTTTGTTTCGTTGGCGTTTTCTCGCAAGGAATAACGTAACACACAACGCCGTCAATATCCTTAACCGTAAGCTCTCCTCCCTCATATTCTAACGCTACTTTTCGAATCAATTCATTAGTGAGGTCGGAAGAGCCAAGAAGAATTGAAGTAAAAATCTCTATACGATCTTCAGGGGTTAAGGCTTCAAAGGCTGAGTTGCCTTTCATGTTTCTAAACTCCTGCATAATTTCATCTCTTGTCATATTTTTTTTGAAGATTTTCGGCGTCCGATAGTTCGGGCGTCCGTGTCCCTGTCCCACGTAGTGAGGCAGGGGGAACGGTTAAATGACTTCTCGAATATAGTTTTTATTCCCGCCCTCAAATCCTGCCCATAGTTTTATATCCTCAGATATAGGGCGAATGTCGTATATGCGTACGTCATACCCTCTTGATGAATAGCGGGCGCAAGTCTTCCCCGCCTCGTTATAGTCCTTTTCCTGTGTGTATCCTCCAGCGAAGGCGTGGGAGGGACAAGTAGCGATAACGTACATATTATTAGCGGATCAAGTCACCAATGATACCGCCACGCTCTAACTCATAGAGAACGATATCTTTTGTCGGCGCGCCGTCTCCGCACAAATCGGCATGAAGGCACGTCACCCGCAACGCTCGACCCGTTGAGGATCGCGAGTCATTTACAACCTCATAAGCTTGATCATTGTGGAATGAGGAATTTCTGAAAAAAATACGGTTTGCACTCAATGACCTGATTTTCATCAATTCGGATGATAGTTTGATATTTTTCATATTAGAGCCACTTATATCGTAATCCTCCCGTACGAACGCCGTGCGTTGTGCCGTCTGACAATTCTATTGATTGATCTATTGGCTTGCCGTAGAGCGCGTATGATAGGGAATCAATGAGAGCTAAACCCATGTCCATGCCACAACCTCCAACACGCACACCTGTTAAATATCCTTTATTGACGTATGAATCACCCGCGCCACACTTCGCGACGAGATAAGAAACGTCCTTGTCGCCTTCCGCGAGGCATTGAATCGTTCGCGACATACCCGAACGGCTTACATGCTTAAGAATGAGGCGCACTGTTGAACCTGCGGGGCAAATAGCCTTGAGTTGCGCTATCGCTTCTTCGCGTTCTAACTTTGAAATCTTCATATATTGGTACGCGCGAGGGGTTATATCTCGTGCGTCCGCGACTGCCTACCTCAGCAAGTAGATAAGCAGGGGGCGGTTACGATTTCAAAAGGTCGTTTTTGAGTAAACACGGTATTTGCGAATAGCACCAAGATACAAGCCTTTGCACATGTTTTGGCGGTGGGAAATCGTATGCAATTATCCCATTGTGAGAATACTTGATAGGAAACTGCGTGGAACCGTTCGGCGATTCAACGCATATAACATATCGTGGATACGTTAAATTATTTTCTTGGTTTCGCAAGTTTTTGCGGATAGAAACAATCCACTTACTGCCTGCTGTCGTTGTTTTCATGATTCTTCCGAAGTCGTCGGGCTTATTTAGCGTTTCAACAAACATATTTTTTATTGATCGTGCCCCCGATAATTTCGGGAGTCCGTGACTGCTCCCGTGCTTACTACCACACGGGAACAGGGAACGGGTCAATCTATTCAATTGCGCGGAAACTCTACATTGACGATCAACGCTTGTGCTTCCTTAGCGGTGTAGCGCGTTCCGTCTTTTGTCGTGTAAGTGCTGAAGGAATACATGCTATACGCTATATTTTTTAACTCTTTGTAATGTTCTATTTCTTTTTCTGTCGCCTCGTGGAATGTTCTCATATATATCTTTTTTTTTTAGGCGTGAGTTATTCCCGCGTTCATCTGTTCCGGTGTTTACCACCTCACCCGAACAGATGAGCGGATCAATATCCTTGCTGAATTGCTCTCACTGGGCGCGCTGTGTCGTCCTGTGAGGCTATATAAGAGGCGGTGAGTGCGAATCCGATAGCCAAAATTGCGAGTACGTACCAGAGCTTGCTTGGGCGCGAGTATGTCAGCAAGCCAGCATGAGGAGCGGAGCGATGAGGGCGATAGGTGTAGGTCATATAGATTATTGATTTATGTATATAGTATGCGCTAGATCAGATTGATTGTCAAATGGTTGATAATAAAGGGGAATGTTATAGTATTGTATGAGTTATCAACAGGGTAGAAAATGTAATACTTTTTTCGGAGTTATTATCATAATGATTATAAAATGGTTGTATAGATACTATTTTTTTATCATTTGCATATATAGTTGTTTTTATTTATATTAAAAGTTCAATGGTATTAAATAAAATAGTATATAGTATTTGATACAAGTAGACTTGATATTAGTATATAGTAGGATAAACATTGATTTCTAGTTTTAGACTATAAGATTACAAGAGTTGACGGCTTCGCCCGTCTTTGCTGATGGAGGGCATTCTTTTAATTGTATACACGGAAGTTTTTGTTGTAAAAAGTCCCACCTCGGCGTTATTGGCACGATTTGATGATTTTGCGTAACGTTATAGAGATTGTGATAAAACTAGTTTGCCACATCGAAGTTTTTGAGAAAAATGACATATTGGCATTTTTAAATAAAAGAATAGTTTATTTGATAAGATAGAAAATAGATGATTTTTCATTCGAGATCGTTTGATTTTTTTACATATAATACAGAAAGTATTGATAATAAAGGAGAAGAGGATAAAGAAGAGCCAAAAAGTCAAAAACATATAGATAATTAGACAAACGTCTATATGTTTATTTTACGACGCATAGCTTTTGTACAATGAACTTTACAAATAACAAAAAACCCCTTAAAAGAGGTTTTTATACTGTATTCATTAGCTATTATGCAATGAGTGCTATCGCCTTGCGTATCTTTGACGCTATGCGTCTGTCATTCGAGCTTATAGCGACCTGTAGCGCCTTCTCTAAGGCTATTCTAGCCATGTTGACTTGACCTATTATGCGCCCCTGCGCGTATGTAGTTTTCATATTGATACAGAATATACCATTTTATTGGGATTTTGTCAATATCATGTGGCGTAAAATAAACATTTTACGACACATGATAAATAGCCTATACATTTTTAGTGGCTAGTAGTGTTTTAGGGGTGCGTGTATCTTTGTTTAGTTTGTTTTACATTGAAATCGACCATACCCCCATGCCCACAATGTGACTGTTTGCGAAATTGAAATAAATTTATTACTCCCCACCTCTTCTTTATCCCCTTCTTATATACTATTCCATTTCCCATTTGTCCTTCGAGCCCTAGAACCTCGCCACGCTGGCTATTCTTGCCTCTGTGGCGTTGTTCTTTGCTTTTTGACCCATACCCCATCCGATACAGACGAACATCTCACAGAGATCTTACAGACCTTCAAAAAAAAAATTTGACCATATATGGAAAATCGCGTACACTTTCACAAATGGTTCCAGTAAAGACACAACCGAACTCAACAGGTCTCGTTATATCAAGCACCGAGGAACGTGAGATGACAATCGCAGATGATGTTGAAATTCAACCGATTCCAAGCGTATCTCTCACATTCAAACCGAGAACAGATAACCATCCCGTGATGGATTTTATCTCTCCTCCGGGCACGATGGACGTTTCTGAGCTGATGAGGAAGGCTTACGATTACTTCTTGAAGGAAGACCCGATCACTACAACCGAGGAGATCATCGAAGAAGACTCTTTTACAGGTGAAATGCAAACAAGGATCGTGAAAAAGGATAGTGAAGATAAAACAAAGGTTATTACATGGGCAGGATTCCTTGCCGCCGTTCATTTGACGGAAAATGAGTTCCTATCCATCGCGTCGAAGATCCCTCAGGTGAGGAGAATGATGGAAGTTTGTTCGTCTGCAATCAAACACAATATCATCAAAGGTGGCCTTCTTAAGCATTTTGATAGTAGGTTTGCACAATTCGTGGCCATGAATGAGACCGACATGAAGAATAATGGAAGCACCGATAGCAATGTTGTCGGTCAGGTATCTGATGTGTTGAGAGCTATTGAAGAGGCATCTGAGCGCGGGCATGAGCGGAAGTACATGGACTCCATCGAAGTTCCGAGTGAGCCTATCAAGAACAAAGTTCCCCTATCCGGCATCAACGATAAGGACATTCCTTAATAAAAACTATTTTCTTTTCTATGAAAAAAACAGAAAAGCGCTATATCATCCGTAAGTATATTCTGGCATCTTCCGCCGAAGAAGCTTTACGCCGTGAGAAGAGACAGAAAGCCGGCGAATGTTGGGTAGATGAGAATTGGATGAGGGAAACTGTCGTTCGCGGATTTTCGGATAATAAACTAAATAGAGATCATGCTTGATGAAGAATCATTGAAGAAATTGAAAAACCGCTGGTACCGGTTGACGCATTTTTATTTCATTCAAGATAAGGAAGGTGAAGTGGTGAGATTCAAACCGAACATCTTTCAGCGCATTCTTCTCAAGAGCCTTCACTTTCGAAACATCATCTTGAAAGCTCGTCAGCTTGGTATCTCGACGTTCCTCGCCGTTCTTTTCCTTGATGACTGTATATTCAAATCGAATACTCCGGCGGCCATTGTCGCCGACAAAGAGGACAATGCGAAGAAGATCTTTGAAAAAGTCATATTTGCATGGGACAATTTTCCACAAGAATTGAAAGATGCCCTTAATCTCAAACTCGTAAAACAATCGACGACCGAGATGGAGTGGTCGAATGGATCGAAGTTTATCGTCGGAACGACCATTCACGGGGGAACTTATTTGAGATTACATATTAGCGAATTGGGGCCCCTTTCGAAAGAGTATCCTGATAAGGCACGGCGTGTACTTAAATCCGCCATTGCTGCCGTACCACAGGGCGGTCTCTTGTTCATTGAGTCCACCGCAGAAGGCGAGGATGACTACTTCAAACCTCTTTGGGATACGGCGAATGAAGACATGGAGCGCGCTTCTCTTTCGAATACAGAGCTCATGCCTTTGCAGCTCAAGCCCCACTTCTTCCCGTGGTGGATGAACGACGAATACCGGTCTGGTGGAAAAGACGATCCACTTCTTCCGACACGTACGGATATCTTGAATCGCTTTCGCGATCTTGAGGCTGATCATGGCATCCATTTGTACAATGACCAAAAGAACTGGTACATCATGACCGAGCGTACAAATAGGGATGACATGCAGGAGCAGTACCCGAGCACGCCGGAAGAGGCATTCCGAGTGAGCGGCGAGAAGCTCTTTGACCCGAATCTTATCAAAGAAGCTTTGATGAAATGCGTGAGGCCAAAGGAAGTTGTGCCGATGGTTCACGGAGAACTTCTCGTTTGGAAGAACTATGTGCGCGGGCATCGGTACGCCATAGGCGCAGACGTTTCTGAGGGCGTGGGGCGTGATTCGAGTACGGCCGTCGTTATTGATTTTACAACAAAGGAACAAATCGCCTCATACAAGAGTTCATCCGTTGAGCCGTACACGTTCGGCGACGTATTGGCGCAGATTGGTAGATTGTATGCCTGTCCATTGATTGCGCCGGAAGCAAACAACGTCGGCGGAATTACCTGCCGTAGACTCTATGACACGTACCCGAACGTCTTTACCGATGTCATTGAGACAGACAAGCTGGAAAAGAAAACTGAACGATTAGGATTCAGAATGTCGAGTGCTGCCGTGAAGGCCTTCGTGATGTGGGGACTCGATTCTGCCCTTAAGGAAGAACAACCACTTATCATTTACGATGAGACGATTCTGAAAGAAGCTAGGGCATATCAGAAAGGAGATAACTACATCATTCAGACCGGACGAAATGGCGGATCAACAAGACACTTTGATTTACTTATCGCGGCAGCTATCGCAAACAAGATGTTTTTGCATGCGAACATCTCCATCATGGGCGAAAAGCAGAGACAAAAGATTGATCAGCGTAGAGATGAAGTGAAGAAAGGATCTCGCTCTTACCGATAACGAAGAATCATTGTATACTTATTCCATATGCCATATGCTAAAAAAGGATCTGAAACGAAGAGTGAAGATTCAAATATCGAATCCGGTCAATATGATTCGACGTGCAATCTACTCGCCGATGTAATCAAAAAAGAAAAAGAAGCGTTCATCTTGGCGTATACGCATATCTCGAAAGATGTATGGGTTAATCAGTACGAGACACTTCATCGTGAGTACCTTGTTTTGAACTCACAATTTGAAAGCGGGAACAAAGACTCAAATGGCGACGAGAAGTATTTTCATAACATCATCAATCATCGGAATGATCACATTTCAAAGAATATCGAGATTGACACGAAGGATGTTTATGTTGGAGACAAAAAAGGAAATGGATATTGGTGGTCATGGATCGTGAGACAGAAACTTTTGAATTGGGCGATTCGAAACGATTTTGGACAATTTCTCAATCGCTCCGCAAGATATTTGCCTGATCATGGGAGCGTTGTCTGCCGTAAATCCGGTGGAGGGAAGACGGATCTCAAGATTGAACTCGTTGATTTGCGCAACCTCATATGGGATCCAACGGTCGAGTTCTTGAAAGATTCTCAACTCGTCATTGAGCGGTTCTTGCGCACGCCGTGGGATTTGCAGCAGAATGAGCAACTTGATCAGAGCGCGGTAGATGCCTTGATTGAATCGCAGGAAGGGAAGGCCCCACCTCCGCCATTTATTACGGCGGACAATGAAACGACACTCGATTCAATGGAATCTTCTGGCAAGAGTCTGATCGACGTGTATTTCTTTTGTGGATACATCAAGGAGACACAGATTCCAGAGTCGTACCGAATGAAGCCGGTATTCAATATCAAGACACCTGACGACTCGAAATATGTGTATGTCCATGGGATGATCGGAGGGATTGATGCAAACATACCACAGGTTCTTTTCTTGAAGAAAGGTGATAAGGAACGTGACTTTCCATACAAGGAAGTTCATCTTGGAGGATTCCAAGGTGCGTGGAAGCGTACGAGTAATACTGAGCGCCTCTTCTCGCCTCAGGTTCGCATGAACGAATTGGTCAATCGATTCTTCAAGGCGCTTCGAATCGGATCACTGCACATCTATCAGACGCAGGGAGAGGCATACGCGAAGAACCTTCTTTCAGACATGGTGGAAGGTGATATCGTGGAAACAAAGGAACTCATCGTACCTATTCAAACGGAACTTCGGGCATTTAATCAGTATCAGACGGAGGTTCGATTCATTGAACAGCACGCGGATAAACTTTCGAATACATCGGAAATCATTACAGGTGAGGCCTTGCCTGCTGCAACTCCTGATGCCTTGGCGATGCGACTTGAACAGAACGCGAAGAAGGGTCTTGAATTCATCCGTGAAGACTTTGGATTGTTCGTGTGTGAAATCATGCGCGACTGGGTATATCCGTATATCAAGAAGTCTTTTTCCGAAGACGATATCATCGACGTGATCGGATCACCGGACGATCTCGCACGCTTTACGAATGCTGTTCGCAATTCGAAGGTTCTTTCACGTCTCAAAGAGTACGTGTTGAATAACCGAGTCCTTCCATCGCAAGCCGAGATCGACGAAGTGACGCGCATCCTTGCCGAGAATAACGACGGCAAGCAAAAGAAATTAAAATACGAAGGCGGTATCCTCGACAAGTTCAACAATGATGAAATCGACCTCGTATGGTCTGTCACAGACGAAGCGATTGACCGACAAAAGCAGGCGGCCACGATTACGAACCTTCTTGCCATCGCTCAGCAGAATATGGAAGTGTTTAAGAATCCATTGACAATGAAGCTTATTGCTAAACTCACAGAACTTTCTGGTACGATGTCACCACTTGAGATTTCCGATAGTTTCTTAACGGCCCCACCTGAACCAGCGCAGCCAAATCCGCAGGAAATGGAACAGGAAGGCGCGCGTCCAGTCGGCACGAATAGCGCAACGCCAAGCGCAACGCCAGGACGCGCTTCTCCGGCACGAGGTTCCGCCTCGCCAGCGCCTAACTCATTCGCTCAAACAGCATAGAATATGTTACTCGCAAGTCTTTCAGAAGAAACGAAGATGATTCTTACGCTTTTCCTTCGGAACTCTCCGAAGCAAGCAGACGCGCTTTTTGAGTACTTGAAAGCGAAGATGATTCTTTGTTCAGATCCTTCGAAGATATACGACGACTCGCTGTCCTCCGAAGAAAATAAGGATCGTCTTATGGCAAACGCTCGTGCCATGAAGATCTTAAATGATATTGTCACCGAGTTATCTAGCTTTAAGATTGAACAAAAAACAAATAATATCGGTGCCATTGACCAAGCTCGTTTGTCTGAGTTTCGGTAGTATGATATTATTTGCTTAATGGTTTTTACCCGTCACTAAAGACGTAACAAAGAATTAGTCACTAAAGACTTAAAAACGAATATGTTAGATGAAGAAAAAGATCCGCAGGATCAAGACCTGAATAATCAAGATCCACAGGATCAGGATCCAGCAGAGGATCCGAAAGAAGAAGAAGATGAGGAAATAGACGTCGACGATGAAGAAGACGTTGAAACCCTTAAAACGAAAGCGAAGACTTTATTTAATCAGAAAGCTTCGTACCGAAAAAAACTCGAGATTGCGAATAAGGAAATTGAGGATCTTCGAAAGAAGACTAATCAAGCTCCTGAACCAAAAACTCCACAGAAAAAGCAGGACGCTTTCAAGATTGAGAGCGGAGCGCGAGCGGAGTTTCGACAAGACCATCCTGAACTTACCCGTGAAGACGTAAATGAGATTCAATCATTTGCCGAATCGCATAAGATTCAACTGGAAGAAGCGGTAACGAAACCGATGGTCAAAGCATTCTTAGAGAAGCAGCGTGAAAAACGCGACTTGGATGATGGGATACCATCATCGTCACGATCAGGTACAAGCAAACGGGAAACAAATGTCGATTGGCTGAATATGGATGAGGCTTCATTCAAAAAGAAGCGTCAAAACATCCTATCCCAGCGACAAAATGGTTCCCGATAACAGCAATCATTTTGACATATCGTCGAACTGAACAAATTGTATGAACACAACTGCAAATATCGTACACCCAGTAGGCGTGTACTACACACGTTACATGCTTACGGCAGCACAGCCGCTCTTGACTTACACAAATTACGCGCAGGTCTCGCAAGATATTCCACAAGGATATTCTGACACGATCAAGTTCCGCCGATGGGAACTCTTGAATCCTGCAACGACTCCGCTTACAGAGGGTGTAACACCTGCTGGATCGAACATGACATATACTGATATCACGGCTTCGGTCGATTGGTATGGTGATTTCGTAACGATCACGGATGTATTGAAGATCGAAGTGGCTGAACCGAACCTTGAGCAGATTGCTGCGAAGCAGGGTCAACAGATGGCTCGCACGCTCGATACGCTCACGCGCGATGTGCTCGCCGCTACGACAACGATTCAGTACGCATCTTCGGCAACACAGAACTCCGAAGTGACAGCTGCTATGGTTCTTACCACCGCAGAACTCAAGGAAGCTGAATTGACGCTCTTGAACGCGAACGCCCAAGAACTTCGAAGCGCAATCGCCGCAACACCAAACTTCGATACATATGGTATCCCTGCTTGTTTCGTTGGTATCTGCCATACGAATGTTGCATACGATCTTGAAAACGAAAGCGATTCAACTTCGAAGTTCGTTCCTGTGCATAAGTATCCAGCGCAGATGATGCTTCTCCCGGGAGAATTCGGATCTGTTGGAAAGATTCGCCTAGTTCGCACAACAGATGGTAAGTATCTTTCTGCCGTTGGCGATTCCGGTATCAACGTCTATGTGACAGTTATCTTGGCCGCAGAAGCGTATGGAACGACTCAAATCTCAGGCGCCACAGCACGTCAGATCATCAAGCAACTTGGTTCCGCAGGATCCGCCGATGCTCTCGATCAGCGCGCAACACAGGGTTGGAAAATTCCATTCGTTGCAAAGATCTTGAACAACAACTTCATGGTCGGTATCCGTACCGCATCATCGCAAGGCTAAATCATGTTAGCTACGAGGGGATGTTTATTACATCCCCTCGTACAAAAAGACATCCGTTATGAGTAAAAATGAAATGAAGAAAGAAGAATTGATCGAATCCCTCGCTCAGGGTGGAGTAGAATTGACAGGTGAAGAAACGATCAAGGAACTAAGGGAGCTTCACGATATGATGACGGCAGATGCGCCAGAACTGTTAGAGTCAGAAGCTCAACCTACACAAGAGCCGGAAGCTCCGCAGGAAGTAGTTACACCGGTAAAGAAAAGCGAAGCGCCTAGCATGGGTGATTGTAAACTCGCACGTTCCGTACAGGCATTGTCGCCTAAGGCACGTCGCATGTATGAGATTCTTTGCAAGGATGAGATTGTAAGTGGTTTCTTCTTGCAGGCCCCTCATGGAAAGAAGACGCAAGATTACATTCAGATCACTTTGAACGCTTGCCCTATTCTTTGTCCGGTTGGTAAGACGTTTAGTCTTCCGAAGCGTGTACGTGATACACTCATTGAGTGCATGGGATATGATCAGGCGGCAATGGACGCAAAGGCAAACCTTCGCATGGGGACGCATGCAAGAGCGAATGAAGCAGGATACGGACAAATTTTTTAATTCGATTTTTAACAATACATTCTTATGAACAAAGAAATTACGCTCGGAACGTGGAGCGGCCAAGAAAATGCCAAGTCCACACTAGAAGATATCCAGTCAAATCTTGTGGACTTCGTTCTGAACTCTGCAGGCCTCACCATCGGGTCGGGCAGCAAGAAAAAGCCTTTGATCGCCAATACGATCTACTACATGATCGATGGAGTGATGTACAAAAAGACAACGGCGGAAATCACATTGACAACGGCGAATACTGTCGCCGCCGATCTGTTCAATGTCATCGTTCTTACGATCGATTCCGCAGGCACGGTTACACCAACGAACGGCACAGCCGGAGCGACGCTCGAAGCGGTCGTATTCCCAGCCGTCCCAGCAAATCAAGCTGTTATCGGTTTCGTGATCGTGAACCCAACAGGTACAGGTAACTTTGTTGGAGGATCGACGGACTTTGACGATGGAACCGTTGTTCCAAATGCCGTGTATATCGATACACCATATCCGTTCAACTTGAATAGCCTTACCCTTCCGTGGGCATAGTTCGATAGGGGAAGGTAACTTCCCCTATTTTCTATACCTATGATACTCGCTGAACTTCAATCAATGGCACGATTCTTTATCTCGAAAGACCTTACGTCTTCCGAGTATCCAGATGTGCTTTTGAACCTATCGTTGAACTCATGGTATCGAACCGTGTTCGGATGGGCATTGATTGCGAGTGGTGCCTGGGAGCCGAGTGGAGAGATGTACGTTACTGATCTTGTTAATGGGCAGACTGAATATGTTTTTCCTTCGGGCCTCGTTTCGCTCCGTCGAGTCGAAGTAAAATATCCGGGTTCGACTTCATACGTGAAGTGCACACGTTTTGATGATCTATCCACAGATGAATCGATCAAGAATGGCGTTCCTACATTCGCATCGACGATTAAACCGTATATTCGATTATACGATAGTTCACTTTTTCTATATCCGATACCGGCAGATAATGTCACGGATGGACTGTATGCAGAGGCAGTTATCGATGTTACATCACTTAGTGGAGCTTCTGATGTTCCTAATCTTAACCTCCTTGTTCATCGGGCCGTCGCGATCGGAGCGGCGATGGACTATGCCCGCATGGATGAACAACGTGGAAAATGGCGCGATCTGAAAGAAGAACTCATGGGTGTTGCCGGTGGATCAACCGTAAATACCTTGAAAGAACAGATCGAACGTCTTGCGGCTACGCGAGATCGAACCGTTCGCCAAGGCGTTAAAGCACGACAAGAAAATTATCGATAAATCTATGTTCAAAAATATATTCAAGAAGGCAGATGTTTCTCACGCAGAAAATCCATCATTCATGGGTAAGTTTCGCATCGAAGTATTTAATCCTGACGGCTCATTAAAGCAGGATACAGGTTGGCTTCATAACCTTCTCACAGACGCAGGCATGGCCGCACTAGCTTCTCGTGTGAATGGCGATGGCGCAGAGGCAGTATTTACGACCCTCGCCGTTGGTGTTGGTACAACAGGCGCGGCACAAGGAAACACGACCCTTGAAACCGAGATTACGGACTCTGGCCTTGGTCGCTCCGCCGCAACAGCTTCCCGTACCACAACCACAGAAACGAATGATACCGCTCGTCTTGTAAAACAATGGTCGGTATCAGGTACGAAGTCAATTACAGAGGTTGGTATTTTGAACAACGCGACGTCAGGCGGAACACTTCTTTGCCGTCAGACATTCACGGCCGTTCCCGTTCAATCAGGTGATACATTCCAAATTACCTACGACATCGTGTGCGCTCGCGCAGCGTAAAGATTCAGGGGAGAGCATAAAACCTCTCCCCTTCTTTGGATATGCGATTCCATTCCTCATTCTTCCAGCAAATATGAAGTCAGTACACGATCAAATAATTCTTGATCCGCAAGATAGATACTTGTTGGATAATTATTCATGGTGTTTGAGCGGCCCTAAAAATAATCAATATTTGATTTCTGCAAAAAATAACAAGAGAACAAGATTTCATCATCTTATTCTTCCTAAAAAAGAAGGATTCGAGGTAGACCATATCAATAGGAATAGACTTGATAATCGTCGCTGTAATCTACGATATGTTACGCCTTCTCAAAATCAAATGAATAAAGGTATGTATAGATGCAATAAATCAGGATTTAAGGGCGTTTCATTTGATAAAATGAATAATAAATGGTTAGCCCAGATTAGAATAAATAAAAAAGCAGTTCATATTGGTCGTTTTCATACTCCAGAGGAAGCATCGTCTGCATTTATATCTCTTGCTAGAGAGCTTTACGGTGAATATATTGGAGATGTTGTATGATCTTTAATAATTCTTTTTTTCTCAAACATCAGAAACGGCTTTTGCAGATTGCAAACAGCCGTTTCTCTCGTTGGATTTTAGGCTTGAATCGTTTACCGGAAGAGTTGAAGGATTGGAAAATTGACAAGATCACACCGAGCTCGATT